TACTTGCAATCGACAGGTAAGAGCCATTGATTGGTTTAATCGTGATGAATACCTTACCAAACTGTGGTGGTGTCAAGTCTTCTCCACCAAAAGCAGCAACAGATTCTGCTTGAGGGAAGACAGTTGGAATGATTGCTTCATAATCAGCAGCAGTAACTGCTCTGAACTGTGATGAATAGATTCTGGAAGAATACTTCTTAACAGATTCAACACTTTCAATGTTCTTTCCACCAAATGATGGTGCATCACTAGTCAGTGGAGAAACCTGAGCAAGGATAGTATTACCACCTCTTGCCGAAGTAACCTTACCAATCCAACCTAAACCTGTAATATTATTTGCACCTTCTCCATTTGTAACCAGATAAGCAACTTCAATCTCCGAAGGTGCGTCTAATTTAATTCCAAATACACCGTCACCGAAGATAAGTTCATATCTCTCGTCTGCAATCTCCTGCACCCAGTATACGGGCGATTCAGAACCTACATCGAATAAACTATCTGCCTGAATATATTTCCTCTTAATTAACGAAGTTGCTGATGGTTTTACATCAACTCTGATTGTAGAGACATCAATACCAGCATTAGGTAAGATAAATCTCTGATTCGGATCGAATGAGTCTACTGTAAACTTAGTGGTAACGTATGTTCCTTCATATACAGAGATATTATCAAAAGATGCTTCTTGGTTAGAAACCGTTGCAGTAACATCATCTAAAAGATTGAAAGTATAGTTCTCAGCACCAAAGAGTCTAGATACTGCAATAGGACCTTTGTTAACAGTTAACGTTTCTGGTTGAGATGATAGCGCACTTGTGTCAACAAAAAAACTAATGTTTGCTAATGCTGCCTTCTTTGAAGCAGGAACATACCCAATATTCCTTGCAAGGGAGACTACATTCTCTCTTAGTGTTGCACTATCAAGAAAAACCTCATTCGACAACATGTTAGCGTTGTATGAGGTAATATAAGTGTTGTATGCTAAGACATCAATAATCGTTGACAGATTCGATCCTTCAAAATCGTAATCTGTAAAGTTACTATTAGAGCGTAGATAGTCCTTGATGGACGTTTTTATCTGATCGAAATCAAGATCAGAAAAATTTACTAATGACATTATCGTGTCGGCTGTAATGCAAACGTTAACTGTTGTGGTGCTACCTCAGCACCAATGATGTTATACTCCACTGTGCAGTTCAATTCATTGGTATCGAAGTCGGGATTGACTGTAACTTCAATCAATTCCACTCTTGGTTCATAAATTGTGATTACATTTTCAATTTCATCCTTGACTTGCGATGCTGTAATCTCATCAAGTTGACTAAACAGTAAATTATTTACCTGTGAACCCAATTCTGGTTGGAAAAATCGCTCACCTTGTCCCGTAAGAACAAGATTTCTAATAGAACGTTGAATTGCATTCGCATTTGTAAGCGCCAGCAAGTCAAAAGTGATGGGATTCACCTGAAAACTGGACGAAATGTCCTTAAATTTCTTACTTTGGCGCTGTACTGGCATTTAATATTGTATTCTATGTTTTATTTATCACCCTCTTCGGAAGATTCTTCACCAATATTTTCAATTTCTGCCCTCTCTTTAGAGGTTTTCCAGAAATATTCGTCTTCTCTACCCATTCCAAGGCGTTCAAACCCATTTTCTACCTGATAATACTGTGTTGACACCTTAAAATCAGGCATTTTTGGTTCAACAGGCGTCAAACTGTTGTCATAAATCCGCATTCTGTTGTTTGGATACAGTGCATACTGTCCATTTTCCAATTCAATTAGGTTATGAGACTTATGTTCAGCAGGATTTTCACTTGTTGCATAGTCAACTACCTCAGGATCCTGATGATAATTGTCTAATGTGCAAATGTAAGTTCCTTTTTGAATGCCAAAGTCTCTTGTATACAGTTCATAGTCCATAGAACCGATGAATTGCTTGGTGACAGACACTACACCATAGTCCATACAGTTCCAAAATTGTAAATTAGGTAGATTCATATCTGGACTGGGAGTTTCCGGTGCAGATACAAAGGCACTAATTGGCAATTTATCATACATTGCAGCATATTCTGGTAAATATGTCTCAAAATAAAAAGTGCGCCCAGGAATCGACTTAGCC